TTTGCAAGGCCTTGATAAATCTTTTCAGATGCGTTAGGATGTACAAATAATATATCAGTCATATGTTTTACCAATCAAATCATTCCAATCAAGTTCTTTTGTGTCAACAGTTATTACATGTTTAAACTGTTTCATCTTATTTAGCACTTCGTCATTATCGTCATAGAACACTATCTTCTCTACTAGAAATCTAACATCAAGTGTCTTATCATATATCTTAGATTCTAATCTTTTAATATAATTAAAGTGTTTGTATATGCCAAATTTTCTCAATAGATGTACTGATTGTTGATGTTCATAGGGTATTGTTGGGTGTTTACCAGCAGAAACAAAACCAATTTTATGATTGTTATCTTCAAGATATTTTAAATACTCTCTTACACCTTCTCTGAGCATGCAAATAGAGCCAACGTCATCAACAATAACGTCATCGGTATTATTAAAGGGAAAAACCATTTGTTTTGCCCAAATAGGATCATTCTTCTTGTTAAAACAATCCCAAACTGTCAAGTCTAAGTCAAATAAATGTATCATTTTGTAATCGAAATCATAGTTGTAGTTGAATCAAAATAAAATGCCTTTAACAGGCGAGAAAGAGTATGACCATCAATAACATCACCAGGCCATACAATTTTTTGGTTAATGTGTGTACAAACACCACCTTGTGTTACAATGTATAAGTCTTCTTCTTTAGCTTTCAATAAGTTTTTCTTGATAGGTATAAAATGTTTTATTTTATATCCAAACAATTCAATAACATCTTCGTTATCTTTAGCTTCAGGTATCCAAATACAGTTATCTGTTTTATCTATATGATGTTTAGTGCCTTCATATTGTTTACCTTTTCTACCATACTTGTCTTCTAATCTAACCAAATCATGTTTATCTTCTGGTGTCTCAACTTCAAAAATAAATGCACCATCTTTAGATACAGCTTTAGTAGAATGAAATCTAGACCTAAAGATATGAATCTTGTCTAGGGCTTTCAACTTAATAGTATTTCTTAGAAAAGATAATTCTACTTTACCTTTTAATACAACGAAACCCGTATTTTTATTTGGGTGACAATGCATAGAAGTTTCTTTATCTTTTTCAATATGCAATAACCAAATTGCAACATCTTTATTTCTATAACATAGGTATTCCATACCCCAAGGTTTCTTTACAACAACATCACTATAATCCATATCAATGCATCCTATGATTTTTTTTCTCTTTTAAAATTTCGTTTAATTCTTCTTCATCTAATTCTTCATCTGTAGGTTCTTCATCGTTATCGTCATCATTAAATAAATGTGGACGAATAGATGCTTCAGATGCATGAGTCAAATCTTCATCATCTACCGCATTAGAATAATATTCTATTAAATCATCTTTTGGATCAATGACTGTAAGAATATCTGCTTCATAAATTGTAGCTGAATTTTCTTTAATTAATTCAATAGGTAACCAAGGCATCATCATCATCATGGATCTTCCAGATGATATTCTTTTAAAGACAATGTGCATTGGCCTATTTAATATAACAGTATCATTATCTTCTATTGCCATACAATTTGCGATGATATCTTCACCGCTTTGTAAGCGAACTATCTTGATTGTTGATTCTGTTGTGCTAAGCATTTTTGAGTTCTATGTTGTAAAATTTGTAATTGAATTTTTCTTCGTCATATATTTTAACACGTTCCACAAAATGTTTCAATGTATAATTGGTAAATTTGCCAATTCTAAAATCATCTGCAATATCAAATAAAGTTGCAGCTTCTTTGTTATCACCTAATCTTAGACCACGGCCTATTGATTGTAGATTACGAATCCTTGACTTAGAAGGTGAGGAAAAGATAACATTATGTAGATTGCGAATGTTGACGCCAGTACTAAAAGTACCATATGAAGCAACAATGATTGCATCAAGTTCTCTTTCAGTAATTGCACGAATCGATTCCCTAATTTCAACATCCGTGCCACCAAATACAAAAAAGACTTTTCTTTTACCTGCATGTTCTTTAATATTCTCATATAAATGTTTACCGTGTTTTTCAACAAATTGGAATAAAACTAATGAGTTTCCTTTTAGTGATAAAACCAAATTTCTAATAAAATCATTTCTGGCCTTATTCATAACTATGTATTCTAGTTCTTGGTTGTAGTCCCAAGACTTACATTCTTTACAGATAACATCAGAGTACTTTAGAATCAAACATTTGATATTGAATTCTGCCAACTGTTTCTTTTCAATCAACTCAGCAGTAGATGTTGCTTTGTATACTGGACCAAATAATCCTTCCAATACTAATCTATGTGTTTGAGTACCATCAAGTGTCCCTGTTGTCCCTATTCTATATTTAGCCGCTGTACAACCAGATAGAATTGTTGTAAGAGATTTGGCCTTGAATTGATGCGCTTCATCACCTAAAACAAAATCAAATTGTTCAAAGTAATCACCTTCGTTCTTATAGATTGATTGCCATGTTGTGATGGTAAGAAATTTCTTTGTATGTTTATCTTTACCAGCATATTGTCGATGACAGTATTCTTCTGAGTCATAACCATATGATGCAAAGTCAGAATACATTTGTTCCACTAATGATGTTGTTGGAACAATCAATAAACCTTTTTTATGTTCTTGTTGCAAGTAACGTATGATACAATATAGTATCAAAGATTTGCCAGATGCAGTTGGTGATAGTAAAAGAATTCTTCTATTACGAATGGCATGAATGAAAGACTTTAATTGATAGTCTCTAATCTCATGCGGTAACTTTAATGACTTAACAAACTCTGCAGCTTCAATTGCAGAATAATTTTCTGTTGTTGATACATCAGAATCAATCTCTAATGTATAATCACGTTCTTTGCAAAACTTTTCAATATAGGGTACTAGACCATGATATATTGAAAAGCTCCGCAAGTCAGCTAATCTAATTTTACCATCCCACAAACGACTTTTGTAAGCTGGAACAAATTGATAACCCGGAACGTAGAAGGTAAAGTAGTCACTCAGTTCTTGTGCAATGTTTCTATCACATTCGAACTGAATGAAAGCCTCATTCTTCTTATGAAGTATTAAATCAGACACCTTGAATAAATCTTTCCCATGCTATAAAGTCACGGAGTTGAAATGTTCTACTATTCAACTCTTTTAATATAGTGGTACAAACATCAACAATCTCATCATGCATAGCTTTATTAGCTACATACTTGTTGACATCTTCATCACTATCCATATATGTAGTGATGTCGGATTTGAGTACAAATGGAAATGGTTTCCATCCATACTTCTCAAGGTCTTCATCGTCTAATTTACCTGTATAATATTCCCATTTAAGTTTCTTCATTTTGTTATACTTAAATTCAGATTCTTTGGAAAGTAAACGATGCCTTGAAAGTATATTCAAATACTTACTGTGCATCTTTGGTATATCTAGCAATGCTTTGCCAGGTTCTGTTCTGTCAATGTCGGAATCTTTCCGCCATTCTTCTAGTAGTTCGTCAAGTTGTTTCATAGTTAAAGCCTCCTTTGCGGAGTATACTCTCAATTCATAATAATGTCAAGCTATTTTAAAACAATTTTTGCACATCGTAGTAACTATACCTAAATGTAGCGTCTGCGCTAACTGTGCTACTTGGGTCATCTGTGGCACTCATAACAAAGGTAGAAATAGAAACTGGGAACAAATCGTGAAAATTGAAACGATAATATGGTGTGTTTGATGATGATAGTATTACAACTGATGCATCCGAATACTGAGGTTTCTTAACTGCACTCTTAGATATAAATTTGTTTAATGTACCAAGTCTTTGGTATTCTTCAAACTCTTTTGGAAAGGTCATCGCACGAATCCAATCGTGAATTTCTACCCACGCTTTTAATTCTTCGTCTATAAGAAAAGTAATATTCAATAAGTCATATGTGGCTTTTTCGCCAGGTACATATAAGTCAATGAACGGATTTGATTGTTGTGCTTCAGACATAGAAATTCCTGGCACACTTAATGATTGACAAAAGTACTGCACATTTGGCAATCTTGCAAATGTTAATATAAACTTATTCGGTTGAAGAAAGTTTGGATTAGATGGGTTTCTTGTAGTGGCTGTCATTCAAATCTCCTGTCTTATATTTAGACATAAAAAAAAGGGGACATTTCTGTCCCCTTTTAAAGTACCCTCTTATCGGGGTTTCGATTACATCAAGTTATTGATGCGGAATCCACGGTAATAGTTATTAGCCTGTGTATTCAAAGCGCCAAGGCCTTGTGTTGTGCCTTCTGCAAATGGGTTTGCAACTAAGCCGTAACGAGTCTTGAATCCAATTTTTGGTTGGAAAGTACCCGTATCAACTGCACGAACCATTTGTAAAGGTACGTATGGGCAGTAGAACAAACCAGCATCATATGCGTTAGTACCTTTGTAACCAACAACTGCGAATTCGCTGTTGAAGTTAGCAGGGAAGTATGGGTCGATATAGACCTTGATACGACCGAAGATAGTACCAGCAAATGTATTGCCTGTATCGTCAACTGTCAAACTAACTTGACTCTGTAGAGCAGAGTTATAGTCAAGGATACCAGCCATTGCAAGAGCGGATGCAACATCAGATGAACAAATCATGATGTTACCTTTTCCTCTACGAGTTGTTTTAGCAATCGTATTGGCTTCACGTTCAATTTGGAATGCAAGACCTTTAATCTTTTCAACCATCCAGCGACCGTTAGAGTCTGTATCAAGGTTGAAAATACCAGCAGTTGTCGTACCTACTTGTGCACCGATTTTAGCAGATGCATAAACTGTACGAATAACTTCACGGTTAATCTCAGCAAGAATTTCTGTTGACAAGATGTTTGCCAATTCTGTTTCTGCGTCTAGACCGTGGACTGCTTTCAAGTCTTGTGCAAGTTCCATTGAGTATTCTGCCTTCAAAGCACGTGTCTTTGCAGTAACAGTAACTTTCTCAATAGAGAATGCCATTTCTTGGAATGCGTTAGCAGCAGCGCCATCACCCAAAGCTTCAGCACGAGCTGTAGTCATTGCACCGACAGCAGCAGCGTTGTTTGTGAAGATTTCAGTTGGTAGTGAACCTTCTGCAAATGCGTTGTTACCAGAAGTACCTAAACCAGAGAAACCAGTGTTTGCTTCGTTGTAGAAAGCTTCTGTACCAGATTGACCAGAATATTTTGTACGCATTGCGAAAATAAGACCTGTAGGACCTGTCATTGGTTGAACACCGCAAACGTCATACGCAATCAAATTAGGCAATGAACGGCGAACCAAACTGATTAAGATTGGATCGAAACCTGCAACAGGACCTGCAGCAGCATTACCGCCACCGAAACCACCAGATGTAGAACCCATAGAGTTCGTTGGTGCGCCTGTTTCGTACAACATGCCAGATGTTTTTTGCATTTCTTGAGCTTGATTCTCAAGAATAACCGCAGTAACCGCTTTACGGTATGGGTCTTTAATAGGGGCTAAATCTGGATGATCCAGAACGCCTTCCCATTTCTTTTGTAATGATTCGGACAAATACATAAAATCTCCTTAGATTTATTTTAGATTATAATTTTGTTTTAGAAATAGCGCCGATAACGGATTGGACGTAAGCATCAGATGTTACAATCTTCTTCTCACTACCGTCTTCTACTTGTTCGTGCAAGTCTTGTGCGGCTGCCTTTTTCACACCAGAAGGAAAATAGTTTTCACGGATTGTTTCAAGCTTCTCTTTGTATTCTTCCTCTGTGGAGAATTCAACGCCCTCTGCGAGCGATTTAATCTTTTCAGCTTGAGTGTCTGTTAAACCTTCACACACTTGATGTGTAACTTCATTCTTATGTGACTCAACTAAAGCTTTTGCGTAACTAATGCCACGTTCAATTTCTTCATTGAGTTTGCCTTCAAGTTCTTCAACTCTTTCGGCGAGTTCGCTTACTAAATCTACTTTCTCAGATGGAACATCGATGTAGTGTTCAGCAAACAAATTGCGTAATCCACCAATGAAGTCTTCAGTCAATTCGGCACGTAGACCAGATTCGATTGCGATTTCATTGTCAGACATCCATTGTTCAACAACATAGTTGAGGTAGTCATCAACTTTTTCTGTTAAGTCTGCTTTGATAGAATCAATTGCTTCTTCTAACATGCCAGCATACTTAGCTTCTGTTTCTTCTTCGATTTGAGTGATACGGTCGTATACACGAGCTTCAAAGATTGTTGCTGCTTTGGATTTAAATTCTTCAGAAATGGTAGAGTCATCAGAAAATAAAGAATCAATATCTTCTTTCATTTTCTCTTTCATCTTCATTTTCTTCATCATTGCCTTGTCTTCAGCTTCATCATCGTGCATTTCAGAAATGTCTTCTTCACTCATAGTCTTTTTGCCACTTGAAGCTTTATTCTGAGTATCAGGTGATGCTGCTGAAGGTTTTGTAGTTGGGGCAGCCATTTTAGTAGCGCCTTTGCCAGTATCGATTTTTTCAGAATCGTCATCTGGTTTACCATTCTCTGGCGTTGGCCCGCCTAAATCCTGTGCGTCACCAGGTAGTTTTTGTGGAGG